CTCTTTATGGTTAATGTTATTTCATAAAGATAAAAACGTACTAGCATTAGCAACAACTCAAGCAACAGCTCGTAACTTAGTTTCTAAAACTATGTTTATGTACGATGAGCTACCAAAATGGTTAAAGTTACCTGCTAAAGAAAAGAATAAACTATCTCTAAGACTTAAAAACGGATCTAAAATTACAGCTAAGTCATCTAATGCAGATGCTGCTAGATCTGAAGCGGTATCCCTGTTACTGATAGATGAGGCCGCGTTTATTGATAACATTGAAGAGACCTTTACTGCTGCACAGCAGACACTTGCTACCGGTGGACAATGTATGGCTTTATCAACTCCTAACGGTATTGGTAACTGGTTCCATCAGACATGGGAAAAAGCAGAAAGCGGTGAGAATTCATTCTTACCTATCAGATTACCTTGGACAGTACATCCAGAAAGAAACGAAGCTTGGAGAACACAACAAGACGCTGACTTAGGTCCTAGAATGGCTGGACAGGAATGTGATTGTGACTTCTTAGCATCTGGTGATACTGTATTTGAACCAGAAGATATGTCATACTATGAACAAACATATCAAAAAGATCCTTTAGAAAGAAGAGGAGTAGACGGTAATTTATGGGTGTGGGAAGGAGTAGATTATAGTAAATCATATATGGTTGTAGCTGACGTTGCTCGTGGTGATTCTGCTGACTATTCAGCATGTCATGTATTTGATATAGAATCAGCAACACAAGTAGCAGAATATAAAGGCAAACTATCTCCTAAGGATTATGGAAACTTCTTAACTGGATTAGCTACTGAATATAATAATGCACTTCTAGTAGTAGAAAACGCTAATATTGGATGGGCTACTATAGAACAAATAATCACCAGAGAATATAACAACCTATACTACAGTTCTACAGCACAAATGGAATCAGTAGAATCATATATGAACAAATACGAAAGAGATAAATTAGTACCGGGCTTTACAATGTCTGCTAGAACTAGACCTCTAGTAATAGCTAAGATGATAGAGTACATTAGAGAGAAGGGAGTTACTATACAATCTAAGAGACTAATGGGTGAAATGAGAGTATTTGTTTGGAAAAACGGAAAACCTCAAGCACAAGATAGATATAACGATGATTTACTTATATCCTGTGCAACTGCTCTATATGTAAGAGATACTGCATTAAAATTAAGACAACAAGGAATAGACCTAGCTAGAGCACAATTATCCTCTTTTAGCAATATGAACGCCCGAAACAAAGCTGTCATAAGAAATGTTGGTAATCAGCAAAATAATCCTTATCTTATAGAGACACCTGGAGGACAAGAAGATATCTCCTGGCTTTTAAAATAGAACTATTTATAATTAAAATAAAACCGTAATGGCGGATACTTCATTATTTGGCAGACTAAGGAGACTCTTTTCTAACGACGTAGTAATACGTAATATTGGAGGAGATACACTTAAAGTAGCCGATACAAATACTATTCAACAAACAGGTCGATATAAAACTAACTCATTAGTTGATCGATTCAATAGGATGTATATTAGCAATAACAAAAATATATACAATCCTAACCTAAACTACCAGACTCTTAGAGTACAGTTATATGCTGATTACGAAGCTATGGATACAGATCCTATTATTGCTTCAGCATTAGATATAATTGCCGACGAGGCTACTATCAAAAACGACCAGAATGAAGTAGTATCAATCAAATCATCAGACGAAAACATACAGAGAGTACTATACAATCTTTTCTATGACGTATTAAACATAGAGTTTAACTTATGGTCATGGACACGTAATATGCTTAAATACGGAGACTTTTTCCTAAAGCTAGAGATAGCAGAGAAGTTCGGAGTATATAACGTGTTACCTTATACTGTTTATCATATTATAAGAACAGAAGGATCTGATCCAGAAAATCCTGCTAAAGTAGAGTTTCAATTAGAACTAGACGGTATTGCAGCATCATCTGATCCTAACTATAGAAAAAGACCTAACAGCCAGCAGATAGTATTTGATAACTATGAGATGGCTCACTTTAGGTTATTATCAGATACATCTTATTTACCTTACGGTAGATCTTACTTAGAACCAGCTAGAAAGATTTATAAGCAAGTTAATCTAATGGAAGATGCGATGTTAATTCATCGTATAATGAGAGCACCTGAGAAGAGAATGTTCTACATTAACGTAGGTTCTATTCCACCAAACGAAGTTGATCAGTTTATGCAAAAGACTATCAACACTATGAAAAAGACTCCTTATGTTGATCCTAATACAGGTCAATATAACTTGAAGTTCAACATGCAGAATATGATGGAAGATTTCTATCTACCTGTACGTGGTGGCGATACTTCTACTAAAATAGAGACTACTAAAGGATTAGATTACGACGGTACTAACGACGTTCAATACCTACAGGCTAAGTTATTTGCTGCATTAAAGATACCTAAAGCATACTTTGGATATGAAGGAGATCTACAAGGTAAAGCTACATTAGCTGCAGAAGATATTAGGTTTGCAAGAACAGTAGAAAGAATACAAAAGATACTAGAATCTGAATTAACTAAGATAGCTCTAGTACATTTATATACACAAGGTTTTACAGGAGAAAGTTTAACTAATTTTGAAGTTAAGTTATCAACTCCTTCTATCATTTTCGAACAAGAAAAAGTAGCTCTACTCAAAGAGAAGGTTGATTTAGCTTCTCAGATGAAAGACACAGCATTATTCTCTTCAGATT